AGGAGGCCAGAACGTATGTTGAATCATTTATCGCAGCCTTGGGACTGCAATTCATACAATCACTCCATCATCAGTTTGGAGCGGGCAAAGCCTTCTCCTTGGTTGTGCAAAATTAACAATGAATTTTTTACCGGTAGGTACTTGTTCACGGTAGACTATGCGGAAAGCGACGTATCTGAGGATCCATCGCAGCACAAGCAGAGTCATGTGTTGATACTGACTGATGCGGGCAAGTGGACGGGAAATATTGTGGCGCTGCCTAACAACAGGGTCCGTGTAACGAGTCCAGCGTATTGGGTTACAGGACAGGGAGCGCCTGATTTCAGGCCTAACCAGTGGATTCACTGTGCGGAGCAAGACGACTCGTACATGGATGCGGAAGAAACTTTTAACAACCTTTATCAGGAGAAAAAAGATGATGAAATCTAAGATGATGGCCAGCGGTGGCATGATGAAATCTAAGATGGGTGCCAGCGGCGGCATGAAGAAAAAAGGTTATGCTGCAGGCGGCGCTGTTGATATGGCCGGCCCAGAGGGCAAGACCATGAGCCAGCCTGTTAAGAAAACAGTGACAGGTGATACTGTTTCAGTGCGCGGCGTCGGTGCAGCCCGTGCTCAAAAAGCAACTATCTATTAAAAAATGACTACCTCTGGCGTCTCCTCCTACAACCCGGACTTCGATGAGATCATCACCGAAGCGTATGAACGCTGCGGCTTGCAAGTTCGGGATGGGTATGACGTTTTATCTGCGCGCCGCTCATTAAATTTGATGTTTGCTGAGTGGGCTAATCGCGGATTAAATCTGTATACGATTGAGCAGCGACAGGTGGTCTTAGTTGCTAATACGTTTGAGTACACGTTGCCAGATGACACAGTAGATGTTTTGTCTGCGGTAATACGTACCAATTCTGGTCAATCTACGCAGCAAGACATTACGATTGATCGGATTGGCAGTGCAGAGTATTTGCACACGCCAAATAAGTACACGCCTTCCCGTCCTGCACAGTTTTATGTGCAGCGCACGGTGCCGGCAAAGCTGTTTTTGTATCCTGCGCCCGATGCAACTCAACAGTACATCTTTCGCTACTATGGCATTCGCCGTATACAAGAAACTGGTGCAGTCACCAACACAGCGGACATTTCTTTCCGTTTCTTGCCTTGTTTGACTGCAGGTTTGGCATACTATTTGGCTGTTAAAAAAGCACCAGATCGCATTGGGATGCTCAAGCAGTTTTATGAAGAAGAGTTTGCGCGGGCAGCGGCAGAGGACAGAGAGCGGTCTAGTTATTTTGCAGTGCCTACGTATACGGAGAGTTACTGATGGCTGGTTACACTTCTGGCAAATTTGGTCTTGCTCTGTGTGATCAGTGTGGTCAGCAGTTTAAGCTAAATCAGCTTAAAAAAGAGTGGACAGGGTTTAAGGTCTGCGATGAGTGCTATGAGCCTAAACATCCGCAGCTTGAGCCTAAGCGCACGTTAAATGAGCCGCAGGCTTTGTTGGAGCCGCGCCCAGAATCACGACTGGGCGTTAACGTTTATGTAGGGGATACGGGAGATACTTCTTTCGCAAGTATTGGCATGCAGCCCATGGCTCCTGCAAGAAATTTAGTAGCTGGCGCTATGCTTGGAACAGTTACAACGAGCATCACATGAATTATTCTCAATTAAGCGCTGCCATTCAAGCGTATACAAACAACGTTGATACAGATTTTGTAGCGCAGATTCCTGTTTTTGTAAAACAGGCGGAGCAGCGAATTGACAACACTGTTCAAGTTGCTAATTTGCGCAAGAACATGACGGGAAATGTACAGGCGGGCAATAAATATATTCCTTGTCCTTTAGATTTTCTTTCTTCTTATTCTTTGGCACTTTATGCCAAGCCCACGCCAACGGCCACAGGAACGGCAGCCGCTTTTACAATTGTGGTGTCTAGTGCCACGGATATTGTTGTTGGCATGGTTGTTTCTGGTACCGGAATTGCAACTGGTGCGGTTGTTTCTGTAATTGCAGGAACGACAATCACGCTAAGCCTTGCTAATACAGGAACAGTATCGGGCACCGTAACGTTTCAAGGCGACTACATTTATTTGTTAAATCGTGACGTCAACTTTATTCGTGAAACGTATCCAAACCCATTACAACGCGGCAAACCTAAGTACTATGCTATTTTTGGTCCTAACGTTAGTAATGTAAATGAGCTGGTGTTTATCATAGGGCCCACGCCTGACACTGACTATGAAGTGGAATTGCATTTTTACTACTACCCCGAGTCTATTGTTACAGCGGGTACTTCATGGCTTGGTGACAACTTTGACACGGTGCTTTTGTATGGCTCTTTGGTTGAAGCGTACACATACATGAAGGGTGAGGCTGACATGATGGCGTTGTACGACGGTAAATACAAAGAAGCGCTGGGCTTGTTGAAGAATTTGGGCGATGCTAAGCAACGTGGCGATGCTTATCAAGATGGCCAAGTAAAACTCCCGGTGAGGTAACCTATGATTACAGCCGGACTAACCGATAGTTTTAAACAGCAGCTTTTGTTAGCGGTGCATGACTTTAGCGTGGATACGATAAAGATTGCGCTGTATACGTCTGCGGCTACGCTAGATGGAAGCACTACTGTATACAGCACCTCCAATGAAACATCTGGAACGGGGTATACAGCAGGCGGAGAAATTCTTACCGGAGTTACGGTGACATTGACAGGCAGTATTGCCTATGTGTCATTTAACAATCCTACTTGGAATGGCTCTTCGTTTACAACACGTGGTGCGCTGATTTACAATTCTTCTAAGAGCAATAAATCGATTGGTGTTTTAAATTTTGGGCTTGACCAGACAACGGTAAACCAACAATTTCAAATACAGTTCCCACCAAACAATGCCGAAAACGCGCTTATTCGCATTTCTTAAAGGAGTTTAAAGTGATTACTACAACCAAAGGCGAAATGGACGAATCTTTGCTTGAAAAACGAGAAGGTTCAGTCGATAATGATAACGAATCAACCACATGGGTGGAGTATTGGTTAGAGGGGGAACTTGTGCATCGTTCAGCACATGTTCAATTAAAGAAAACAGTAACGCTCACTAGCGCAGTGGCATCTTTTTAAGGAACTATTATGGCAAATACACAAGCAATGTGCACTTCGTTTATGCAACAGCTTATGGTGGGGGAGCATCAGCTTGGCACCGCAACGCTTGTTTCGCGCACCAGTTTAACTTCACCAACTACAGATACGCTCAAAGCGGCTTTGTATCTAACAACTGCTACTGTTAATGCGGCTACCACTGCATATTCAGCAAGCAATGAAGTGTCTGGTACAGGCTATGTTGCGGGTGGTGTAACGGTAACTAATGCAACAGCGCCCAGCTCAACAAATACATCGGCAACGGCAGGTGTGGCATTTTTTACCCCATCTGCTTCAATTACATATACCACCGTAACTTTGTCTACGGCGTTTGATGCAGTGTTGATTTACAACTCTACGCAATCAGACAAGGCAATTAGTGTTCACACATTTGGTTCGCAGACAATTACCGCTGGTACGTTTACTCTTACCATGCCATCGAACACAACTTCGACTGCTTTGATCCGCTTGGCTACAACCTAATAGGGTCGGTGGGGTAACTCACCGGTGTAGCCATGTTTGGAATCTCCGCATTCGCCGAAGCGCCGTTTGCCTCGCTTGCGGGGCAGACAATAGTTCTTCCTCTTACCGGCGTTCAGGCATCTGGCGCGGTAGGATCAGTCACGATTGATTCGGCTTGTGCGCTTACGGGAGTAGAAGCGGCAGGAGCAGTTGGTACTGTTGTTGGAGACAACACAGTTGCACTAACTGGAGTTGAGGCGCTTGGTGCGGTAGGGGATGTCACAGAAACTAACAGCCCAGACGAAACTGGGGTGTTGGCCAATGGCGATGTTGGGACCGTCACAGCGGAACTACTGATTGCTTTGACAGGTGTCGGAGCAACTGGCGCGGTGGGCAATGTTGATTTTGCTTACGCTGCGGTCTTGACGGGTGTTGAGGCTTCAGGCGCTGTTGGAACAGTTATCCCCGGCAAAGAGTTCGGTCTTGACGGGGTACAAGCATTGGGCGCAGTTGGTACTGTTGATTTCTCGCCTATCCCAGATGGTGTTTTAGCTTCTGGTGCAGTTGGTACTGTAACTCTTGCGGATCGTGAAATTGCGCTGACTGGTGTTGAAGCTTCCGGCGCAGTTGGTGATGTTACTGAAACAAATAGCCCAACTGAAGACGGTGTGGTGGCTACAGGCAGTGTGGGATCAGTTGGTTCCAGCAGGACCGTGGCATTGGCTGGGGTCGGGGCCACGGGTCAAGTTGGCACAATGAATTATTTTTATTGGACAACAATTGATGACAACGGGACGCCGAACTGGCAAAATGTCGAAATGACGGTGTAAGGACATAATATGGCACTTGTATTAGCAGATCGCGTAAAAGAAACCACTACCACGGCCGGTACGGGGACCATCACGCTTGCGGGCGCGGCCACAGGTTTTCAATCGTTTGCTGTAGTTGGTAACGGAAACACAACCTTCTATACGATTGCAAGCCAAACAGGAAATGAATGGGAAGTGGGTGTTGGTACATACACTTCTTCTGGTACTTTACTGGCCCGCACTACGGTTTTATCTAATAGCGCAGGAACACAACCGTCAGCTCTATCTTTCTCAGCCGGCACAAAAGACGTGTTTGTTACCTACCCGGCAGGATTTGCCGTAGCTTCTACTAATGTGGGAACGTCAGGTCAATTGCTAACTTCTAATGGTACAGGTGTAGCCCCTACATTCCAAACCTCCACTGCCGCCAGTAAAGCCTACGTACAGGCAATCAGCATCCTGAATGGACTATAAGGAACTAACATGGCAGTAACAAACTTTTCCCCCCTCCTTGGTTTGGCACTCCCAACTACGGGAGACTTGTCTGGTACGTGGGGCACTACGGTTAATGACTCTATCACGAACCTAATTGATTCAGCGGTTGCTGGTACAACTACGCTTTCAGCCGATGCGGACGTAACTCTTTCAACGACCAACGGCGCGGCTAACCAAGCACGTAACGCAATCATTTTGTGGACAGCCAGTAACGGCGCAACCACTCGGAACATCACGGCTCCAGCCCAGAGCAAAGCCTATTTGGTCATCAATGCTGGCACTGGCTCTATTGTTATTCGCGGCTCTGGCCCAACGACTGGCGTAACGGTTGCTTCTGGCGTCCGCGCCTTGGTAGCATGGAACGGTTCTGACTTTGTTAAGATTGTCAGTAATCCAGTGGTGTTGACTACAGACGTGTCTGGGGTTCTTCCTGTTGCTAATGGAGGAACTAACGGCTTGCTGCCTGTAGCCAATGGTGGCACAGGTACAGCTACACCAAGTTTGGTGCAGGGATCAAACATCACCATCACTGGATCATGGCCTAACCAGACAATTACCGCCGCTGCCAGTACAGGTATTACTGCTGGTCAATCTATCGCTTTTGATTTAGTATTCTCTATCTGAAGGAGTTCTCATGGCAAATCCCAACATAGTAAACGTAGCCGCCATTTACGGTAATACGTCTACAAACTTAATTTCATCTACAGCCGACCCGTTTGCAACTGCGCTGGTTAACAACGCAGCCTCTAGCGGCAAGGTCTATAAGATCAACTCGATTGTTGTAGCCAACGTAGATGGCTCTGCTGCGGCAGATATTACGATCAAAATCTTTTCTCAAGACGATCTTGGTGGTACAGGAACAGCGATTGTTTCTACCATTTCTGTGCCTGCTGACGCCACACTGATTGTGACCGACAAGACCACATCGTTCTACCTACTGGAAGACAAGTCTATCGGGGCAACGGCTGGCACGGCCAGCGATCTGGTTGTTACTTGCTCGTGGGAAGAGATTAACGCCTAAGGGGGCATCATGCCACTACGTCCTCCTGCTGGGTTTATCTCAGCTTTTTATGATCCGTTAGAAAATCCTGATGCGCCGACCATTGGGACGGCTACGGCTGGCGATGCCTCTGCGTCTGTTGCGTTTACGCCCCCGTCTAATGTGGGTGGCTCGGCCATCTCGTCTTACTCAGCTATTTCAACGCCACAGGGGATTATTGCATCTGCGGCTTCTTCTCCTATCAGCGTTACAGGCTTAACCAACGGTACAGCTTACACATTTGCTGTGTGGGCTACAAACACCTATGGCCCTAGCGCGTTTAGTGGGGCTAGTGGGAGTGTGACGCCTTTCCCTGCAAGTATTGGGTTATTTTCGGGTCAACAAGGGGCGGGAAGTGGGTCAAACGTTGTTGAATTTATTGGTGTTAACACAACAGGTTCTGCTATTGATTTTGGTGACCTGACAATTGCTTTGTACGGCGCGTCGTCTTGTGGGTCAACTACAAGAATTATTGTGGCAGGCGGGGTTTCTGGTGGGTATACTAACGTAATTCAGTTTACTACTGTTACTAGCAAAGCAGACTTTTCTGATTTTGGCGATTTAACAATTGCACGACAACAAGCGGGGTCGTGTAACTCTTCTACCCGTGGTATTTTTGCGGGGGGTGAAACTCCTTCAAGCACAAACATAATTGATTATGTAACTATGGCATCAACGGGTAATGCCACAGATTTTGGCGATTTAACGGCCGCATATGACAACTGCTCCGCGTGCAGTTCCCCGACTCGCGGCGTTATTAAAAACAGTTCGCAAGGGTTGAACTTCATCACGATTGCTTCTACTGGCAATGCAAGCACTTTTGGGAATCTTACTCTCGGAAGAGGCGGTCTGGCTTCTTGCTCTTCAAGCACCAGAGGTCTATTTGGCGGGGGTACAACAGGGACAGCATCAAACATAATTGATTACATCACAATTGCTTCTACTAGTGATGCAACTGACTTTGGCGACCTGACCGTTGCGCGGTTTGCCTTAGCCGCTTGCTCTTCTAGTGTTCGCGGAGTATTTGCCGCAGGGGTAGGTTCTAGCGGATTAGCATCATTTACTATGGACTATGTAACAATTGCATCTACAGGCAATGCTACTTTTTTTGGGTCTATAGGTCAAAACTATTATGTAGCTGGCGCGTCAAACGTCAATGGCGGTGTCCAATGACAAATAAAAATCACGGAGGTCTCTAATGCCAAGTTATTCAGGTGTATGGACACTCACTGCTCAGTACCAAGCCCGTGGTGCAAATAATTGGCCTTTGCCTCCTTTAGTTGGCGCAGTTGGATTGTTTGCTGGCGGCAACTCACTTTCAAGTATTGACTACATCTTGATTGCCACAACAGGCAACGCTTTAAATTTTGGCAACCTCACTGCTTCTCGTTGGGAATATGGCGCTTGCGCCTCCTCAACAAGAGGTATATTCCCCGGAGGGTTTAATGGAGCTAGTAGGTTGTTTAGTATTGATTATGTTACGATTGCCTCGCTGGGAAATGCCCTTAACTTTGGTGATTTAACATTGACCGTTTCTGGTGTTGCTTCATGCTCTAGCGAAACTAGAGGTTTAACAGGTGGCGGTTCAACATCAGGGGGAACTGCGCAAAGTTCAATTGCTTACATTACGATTGCAACTACGGGTAACGCAACAACTTTTGGTAATTTGACTAACGCTAGATATTGGCTTGCTTCTTCTGGCAGTACAACCCGTGGCGTGTTCGGTGGTGGAGGTACAGTGCCAACTGCTACAAACATAATTGACTATGTCACGATTGCTACAACAGGTAATGCCATAGACTTTGGTGATTTGACGCAAGCTCGGTACGAAGTTGCTTCTTGTTCGTCAGCCACTAGAGCGTTGTTTGCTGGCGGTTTTCTGACTAGCACAGGTTCTTCTACCAACGTGATGGACTACATAACTATTGCTTCCGCAGGTAACGCTACGGACTTTGGTGACTTGCTCGACGGGTCAACAAAACAAGCCGCAGGGTGCTCATCTTCTACTCGCGGAGTTTTTGGCGGTAATGCTGTAGGGCCGACAACAACCATCCAATATGTCACGATTGCCTCAACTGGAAACTCATTATCTTTTGGCAGTTTAACTGTTGCAAGGGATTATTCAGGGTCTTGTTCCAACGCTCACGGGGGACTATAAAAATGGCAATCTCTTCATGGAACGCAGGGATCATCAGACCCGTAGCCGTTGCCCCAACAGGGCCATATCAAGACGGAGCGGCTCCCGGTGTCTGGACAATAGACCAAGCAACATTTTGGATCAAGCAGGGACTGTGGCCTACTGCTGGTAATGCCGCTCCTATTGGGTTGATTGGTGGAGGTTTTAACGGAAGTACAGGGCTTTATTACAACGTAATAGATAAAATACTTATCACTACTCCCGGGAACGCTACCGACTTTGGTGATTTAACAGTAGCAACCCACTATCTTGCCGCGTGTAGTTCATCTAGCCGTGGTGTTTTTGGTGGGGGTAACGATGGCTCAGACAACGCTCAAATTAGCTACGTTTCATTTTCTACCGCAGGTAACGCCACTTCATTTGGCGATTTAACTGTTGCGCGTTACGCGCTTGCTGGATGTTCTAATTATGTTCGTGGATTATTTGGTGGTGGCTATCCAGCGTCGACAAATACAAACGTGATTGATTACGTCACCATCGCATCCGCTGGCAACGCCACAGACTTTGGTGATCTTACTGTCGCCCGCAGGTATGTAGCCGCGTGCTCTTCTTCTACTCGTGGGCTTTGGGGTGGTGGATATATCTCTAGTGATTCAAATGTAATTGACTATGTGACCATATCGTCTACGGGTAACGCAACCGATTTTGGCGATCTTACCGTTGCAAGAAATGCCGCCGCAGGATGCAGTTCAGAAACTCGAGGGTTGTTTGGCGGCGGTTCGGTGCCTGCTAACTCTAATATTATTGATTACATCACTATTGCGTCTGCTGGCAACGCTACCGATTTTGGTGATTTAACACAAGCAAGGCAGTCGTTAGCGTCTTGTGCTTCTTCCACTCGCGGAGTATGGGCTGGTGGCTATAGCGCAATTAACACCATCGACTACGTGACTATTGCTTCAACAGGAAATGCCACCGATTTTGGTGATCTTACTGTTGCTCGTTTTGGTAACGCGGCTTGCTCCTCTGTTGCCGAAGCCGTCCAGCCCACACCGACAAGTGCGGCTATGGCGTTGTTTGGGGGCGGGTATAACGTTAATGGTGACAACATTGCATCTATTCAATATGTCAACATTGCCACGACTGGAAACGCATATCAATTTGGCGATCTGATAACGGCCATATACCAACTTGGTGCTTGCGCATCTGCAACAACAGCAATTTTTGCTGGTGGTATTACAGGGGCCGCTGTAAACGTAATTCAATCAATAACTTTTTCTAGTTTTGGCAAAGCAGTTGATTTTGGAGATTTAACTGTTTCAGTGCGGTCGTTAGCTGGATGTTCTTCCAGTACTCGTGGCTTATTTGGCGGCGGCGTAAATGGCTCTAACGTAAAAGAAAACACAATTTCTTACATCACAATTGCTTCCGCAGGGAATGCAACAGATTTTGGTGATTTGACAGCGGGAACAAGAAGCATTTCTGCGTGTTCTTCTAGCACAAGGGGTGTTTTTGCTGGTGGTGAAACCGATGTCGGTATAACCAATGTAATTGAGTACGTCACGATTGCCTCAACAGGAAACGCTACTGACTTTGGGGATTTACTACAAAGCACCAGATCAATTGGCGGATCATCCAACTCTACCCGTGGTTTATTTGCTGGTGGTGTTACTGGTGTAACCACTTTGAATGTTATTCAATATATTACCATTGCTTCCGCAGGGAATACAACAGACTTTGGTGATTTAACAGCGGGCAGACAAGGCGCGTCTTCTGCCGCTTCATCTACTACTGCTGTATGGGCAGGTGGTGAAACATCTGGTGGATTGCAATCAAACATTATTGATTATGTCACGATTGCTTCTACAGGAAATGCAACAGACTTTGGCGATTTGATTTTTGCTGAAGGTTTGATGGGCGGTTGTTCCAACGCCCACGGTGGTTTATGATTGACTTCCCCACAAACAGGAGAACCCTTTGAGCAATGAACTGATCCTTGGTAACATGAACACTGCGCTGGTTGTAACAAAACCAGAGTACAACTTAATGTTGAAAAACATCCAAGACCGGATGCCTGCTGTCACACGCGACACCAGCAACTTCCACAAGTCCCACAGTCAATTTATGTCGGTGACGCTGGACGTAACAGCCATCACCCCAATCCGTTCTATTAAGCATACCTTGGCCGAGATCGACAGAACCAAGTCAGCCCTGCAAGAAGCCTACATCGGCCTGCGTAAAAAGCAAAACGAGTTAAAAAAGAAAGAACGTGATCTGGAAGCCTCAACCGATCCGCTTGATCGTGAACTGCTTGAGATTGAAATCTTGGAACTTAACAGCCACCTTGAAGGAACGCAGAACCATGTCAATGGTGCATTGCGCAAAATGAACTTCATGGTGAATCAGCACAAACAACTGTTGGAAGCTGTGGGTAAAAACGAGATTACTGAAGAAGACTACGAGCGTGAAGAGTCTAAGTACCACATCATGACCTGTATGAAGCAGGCTTTAAATGCCGCACGTTCACGCAACGGCATGATTGACGAAGGTAACTTGATCTATTTGTTTGACCTTGGTATCAACGCCGCCCAAGCGCAGGCTGAAGTCTTTGCCTACCTGAACATGGAGAACCAGCTTATCTCCAATGGCAACGCTCCTACGCACGAGATGACTATGCGCTGGCTTGAGGCTTGCGCAGATAAATGGCAGCAAGACCCCGCCAAGTTTGCCGAGCGTCGTGGCTTCTCTGTGTTTGACCGTTCGTCTTTGACCAACTCTCCTGCGCTAGAGATGGCTCCTGACCCAGAACAGAAAGCCGCATAATGCACCTAGTCGTCGGCACACCATGTTATGGGGGGATGATGTGTACTGAGTACACGGAGTCCCTGCTGGCGCTAAAGGAAGCCTGCTTGGTTAACAACATCAAGCTAACGTGCATATTCCTTGGGAACGAGAGTTTGGTGCAACGCGGTAGAAACACCATCGCGCACCACTTTATGCAGATGCAGGATGCAACCCACCTAATCTTTATTGACGCTGACCAGAAGTTTGTGGCAAACGACATTGCCCGAATGATTAAAGCTGACAAAGGTATTGTGGGTGGGCCAGTCCCAATGAAGGGGATCAACTGGGATAAGGTGCGTCAGGGCGCTGTTCTGAACCATCCTGCCCTGCACAAGCTCACTGGCATCTTTAATCTCAACAAGCTGGACGGTCACGAGATGATTAGCCCAGACTTGCCGTTTCAGGTAAAGCATATTGGCACAGGATTTATGTTGATCCGCCGCGATGTTTTTGAGAAACTACAGCCTCATGTGGGCTGGTATGACAACGGGGGTGTAACTATCCCCAAAGGCGAGAAGGTGTACGACTACTTCAAGGTGCAGAACTACGATCATGAGCTTCTGTCTGAGGACTACAACTTCTGCCACTTGTACCGTGAGCATGGTGGAACCGTCTGGGCCGCGCCTTGGTGCGAACTTGGACATTTTGGCGCATATTTATTTAGCGGGCAGTACGCCCAAGGAGCATGAAAATGGCACATCGCATGATGAAGTATCGTTTAGCCGCTGATGGCACAATCCCTACATTCCTCTGCTTACACGCTGAAGGCGTTGGTGGTGTGTTTGTGGTTGCTGACCCTAGCACCCCTAGCCCTCGCGACATGGTCATGGTTGGCATCTCTGAAACTGATGACATTGGTGACGCTGAAGCTATTGCAACTAAAGCTGACCTGTTGGCGTATTTGACAACAGTTGGTGCAAACTGGACACAACCTGACCCAGCACAGCCAAACAATTCAGAAGCTACTATTCCTTTTGATCCTTCAGCCGCTGCTGACTGGGCATGGGGTCGTTTGGATGCACTGAACGCCTGATCATGTGGGACTGGGTCGAAGCATTTATTGCGGCGACTCTTTTAGTTGCCTTCGTCATCTATGGCACTTACATAATTGCATGGAGTTGGGCGTGGTAAATGCGTTGGCTGTTGATGCTCTTTTTGGTGTTTCTACCGGGAGCCGCCAGCCAAGACAGAAAGACTGAATACCGCTGTGTGCGGTGGGCGTGGACAGGAGATGTCTATAACCGAAAAGTAGTATGCCTTGAGTGGCAAAAGGTTGAACGGAAATGATTGATCCGATCACGGCGCTAGAAGGGTTGCAAACTGCAATCAGTGTCGTTAAAAAAGCTAGTAAAGTGGCTAGTGATCTGGCAGGTCTAACGCCGTCAATAGCCAAACTTTTTGATGCAAAAAGCACCGCGACGAAAGCCATGCTTCATGCCAAGCGTACAGGCGGTAAGTCTAACCTTGGTGCGGCCCTGCAAATTGAGATGGCTTTGGATGAAGCCAAGCGGTTTGAAGAACAGTTAAAGATGCTTTTTATGCAATCTGGGCGTATAGACGTGTGGAATGCAACCAAAGCCCGTCAAGCTGAAATGGACAGGGATGATGCCAAAGAAATGGCGGCCTTACACGCTGAAGAAAAAAGGCGCAAAGAAGCTGAAGCCGAACAGATGCAGTGGGCAGTTGCCATTGTTATTATTGTGATGTTTATTGGTGCTGTTGGTTGGGGTATTAATGAAGTCTCTGATCTGTGTGCTAGATCAAGGTGTGGGCGGTGAATGAGTACCAGAAGCAATTTGACCTTTTCCTTAAAGTCTTT